AACATGTATTCGGCCGCCCTCTCGGCAGAGCTTGCTAGCCGTACTGCCATCGGGAACCACCGTGGATAAACTGGCAACCTTCATAGGCGGATACGTTGCCTGCCTGGCCACCCTTGCGATCCTATGGTACGTGGAGAGCGGCGCATGGCGCGATGGGCTATGGGCAGCCTGGCATAGGGAGCGCCAACGCAAGGCGCCAGCGCCTAGCCAGGCCGATAGAGCGCTAGAAGGGCAACGGTGTACGTGTACGGGTCTTGACGTGCCACATGTGCACAGGGGCGACGTCTTATGGCCACCTGAGCTCCCTGAGCGGTTTATGGCACCAACCCCATCAGACGAACCAGAACTTGGCTTCCTGAACCACACTCGAATGCGCCGTGCCCGACGCCGCAGATAGGATGATAAAAAGATAGAGAATGGTTGGCGGATAGCCACCCCGGTATGACATCATTGGTTGCGGCGAAGTATTTCAGGCACTACCATCCCCAAACCAAGAGGAGAAGAGCCATGGCAACAACCCGTACCCGTCGGGGCAAGCCCGAACCGGCACCCGAGCCCGAGCCCGTCGAAGAGGCCACCAGTACCGGCCGTGGTCCGTCCATCCTGGCCGAGGCGATGGCCGACTGGCTGAACGAGACCTACGACGCGGATATCACCGCCGAGCAGGTGTCCCTCGCGCAGACCAAGCGTCGGGAGTTCCGCGATTCCCAGGCGTACGAAGATGCCATCGCCACGGCTGACGAGGCCAAGGAGAAAGCAGAGGCCGAGAAGGAGGAGCGGCGCAAGGCACGCAAGGCGGCCGAGGAGGATCTCGAGCCGGATCCGGAACCGGAAGAGAAGCCAGCACCTCGCCGAGGCCGTCGGCCCAAGGCAGTCGAGCCGGCCGAAGAGGCGCCGGTCGAAACCACCCGTACCAAGGCCCGTCGGCGTGGTACGGCCGTCGAACCCGACCCGGTACAGAAGGCCACTCGTACCCGTCGGGCCAAAGCCGCCACCAGCGACATCTATCCGGAAAAGGCGGAAGCCGCTGAAGAGGCTCCGGCTGAGACCAAGCCGAAGCCAACCCGTCGCCGGGCCGCGTTCTGACCGACGTGCAAGGGGTCGGCATCCAGTAGGGTGTCGGCCCCGAGCCGTTGATGGGGCAAGGTGGAGGAGGAGAAATGGCTAGTGAAGCCAAGCGCCATAAGTTCAGTCAGAATGACACGATGAATGGCCAGCCGATCAAGCGTTGCGTCAATGCCGGTTGCCATGCCGTATGGCTACATGGCAAGTCTCGACCAATGTCCAATTGCCCGAGCCGGTAGCCGTGGCCACCAAACTAATCCGGCCGAGCGAGCGCGGTGACTTCCTTGAATGCCCGTGGAAGTGGCACAAGAGTTGGATCGAAGGGCTTACCGGGCAACGGGTTCCAACATGGGCCTGGTTCGGAGGCGCCATCCACAAGGGCCTCGAGGTGCGCTACCCGGTCGGGCGCAAGCGTGGCCACCCCGTTGACGTGATCGATGCCTTCAAAGAGGCCGTAGACAACGAAGAGCGTCGAGTGTACACAATGGGCGGAGAGCTCGACGAGGAAGAGGTGGTCGACGGCATTGAGCTAGGTGTCGCCATGCTCAAGGGATACATGAAGTTCTATGGCCAGGACAGGCACTGGCAGATCGTACACAGTGAGCAGACATTCCAGATTGACGTTCCCAACCCCCGTTCCCGCAGCGAGCAGATCATTGCGATCCTTTGTGGAACTTGGGACATGGTGGTTTGGGATCTTGTTGACAAGTGCTATCGGGTGGTCGATCACAAAACACGGCGCAGTTTCCCCAAGCTATGGACGTTCTACGACCTGAATTTTCAGGGTGGTAGCTACCTCTGGGTTGCACCGGAAGTGTTGCGCCACAAGGGAATCTTCGGCCCGAAGGACAGGCTGGACGGCATCATCTTCAACTGCCTCAAGAAGGCCATGCCGGACGAGAGACCTCGAGACCGTGAGGGCCAATGCTTGAACAAGGATGGCTCAGTGAGCCTGAAGCAGCCCGGACCGCTGTTCTACCGCCACACAAGCCATAGGAGCCCGCAGGAACGGGTACGGCAGGCACGGCACGTAATAGCTGAGGCGTATCACATGCATCGAATTCTCTCTGGCAAGGCACCCCTGCTCAAACACCCGACAGAGCAGTGTCCCTCATGCACCTTCTTCGAGGTATGCGAGCTCGATGAAAGTGACCCGGCCGCAGCGGCGCACATGGCGCGTAACCTGTACGTACGCAGGGACCCATATGCTGCCCATCGAGAAGCGATGGAGCAGAATGGCCTCAGCATTACCGCAAGTGCAAGGGAGAAGAATGGCACCAACACCCGTACGAAGACCACGACAACGAGCGCCGGTACGCCGCGCCGTCCCGCGCCGCGTTCCGCAGCGACCAAAGGCGATCGTCAACCTCCAGGACGCTGAATACACCGTCCGGTGTAACTGGTTGGTGTTCGGTCAGAGCGGCATCGGTAAGTCCGTACTCCAGGGCACGCACGGCGGACTGCTCATGACAACCGAGGCCGAAGGTGCCATCAGTGCCAAAGCACGCGGCAGCAAGGCCGACGAGCTCAAGGTCTCCAGTTGGGAGGAATGGCTGGCCTACATGGATTGGCTGGAGCACAGTGGCCACAAAGAGTTTCATTGGGTTGGCCTGGACAGCCTGGATGAGCTCGAGGAGCATGCCTGGAACAGCATTATGGGGTCGGTCAAGGGTACCGCCCGTAGTGTCGGAGGCGCCTTCCGCAGCCGTAGCCGCAACGACTATCCGCTCGTGTGGGCAGCTATCGCCGACCAGGTGGATAGGCTGGTTCGGTTGCCCACCAACGTTCTCATCACCGCAAAGACCATGCGAGTTGACGTGGAGACGGACGAGGGCGAGGATACCACCCTTGCGCTACCGTTGGTGGGCAGTACCAAGCGCGGGGATCTGGCCATGAAGATCTGTGGCAAGATGACCCTCGTCGGGTACTACCGAGGAAAACGCAACGAGGAAACCGGCAAGAAGGTACGCCGGTTGCACACGGAAGACAGTGATAGATGGGTAGCCAAGGACCGGCACGATACGTTCGGCCGGTCTGTGGTCAATCCAGATGTCACGGCAATGGAGAAGGATGTAATGGAGCGGCTGGCATCAGGAAGCCGTCCCGTCCGAAGGAAGAGGAGAACTGCCAGTGGTAACGCGTAGGAGCACCACCCGTCGGGCCAGTACCAAGAAGGCCGGCGACGTCATCGAGGTCGACTTCGAGGGGTACGAGCCGCCACGAAGTGAGTACATGGGGCCGGAACCCCGCAAGGGTGTCTACCGCTTCAAGGCAACGGATGTGAAGCGGCACCTGACCGACAACGGCAATGAATCCATCCGGTGGATCTTCGAGTGCCAGGACGGCGCCTACGCGGGTTGGGCCGGCTTCATGTACACCGGACTCCCCGGTAGCGAGAACTTCTTTCGCACCCAACACACCGTCCGGGCGCTCCAGGGTGGCGCCGAGAAGGCGGTCAAGCTGGACCTGGAAGACCCCACGCTGTTCCTCAAGAAGGCCAAGGTTGTTCTCGGTCGGGTTGTCATGGAGGAGTACGCCGGGGACATGCGGGCCAAGCTGCGCACTGTGACCCCCGACGACCCGTCTATCAAGTCCACCGTCCCAATCATCGACGAAGACATCGACGACGAGTACGAGGAAGTTGAGGACGAGGACGACGAGTACGACGACGAAGAAGAAGACGGCGAGGACACCGAGGAAGAAGGTGACGAGGAAGACGACGAAGACGACGAAGACCTCGACGACGATGAAGAGGACGACGACGAAGAAGATGACGACGAGGGGGAAGAAGAGCCCGAGCCTGAGCCGGTGAAGCCTGCTCGCCGTCGGGCCAAGCCTGCTCCAGCCAAAGCTGCTCCTGCTCCGCGTCGTGCCGCCAAGGCCGCTCCTGCGAAGGCCGCTCCTGCCAAGCGGACGCGTCGCGCTCGGTAGTGTGCGGGATGGCAAGCGTTGCCCGTTTACGCGGCTGGTGACACGCTAACCCAGCATCCCGCAACAGGAGGGGCACTGGCTACGGCTGGTGCCCCTTCTTTCGGCCCTCAGAACGACACACAAGCGAAAGGAAGCCCGATGGGCAAACCCGTGCGGGATTGGCGTCTAGAGCTGCGGGACGGGCGTAGGGGAGGCACAGGAAGACCGCTGACGAGGGGTCAGTTGGAAGCCAGGCAGCTAGCCAATCATTTGGAGAGGGACCATGGTAACGTCGTAAACTTTCTGTCTGATATATCCTGCCTCATGAGGAGACATCGGGGAGCGCACCTTCCGACCAGAGAATCTGGTCACACTCACGAACGACTAAATCCCGGAGATGACATACGTTCCGTTGTTATCTAACGTCCTGCGCTGGACGGCCATACCTACTTCGCTGGCTGAAAAATTGGGGTACCCCCTATACGCATGAGGGGGTACCCGATTTCTGGCTGGCGGAAGGCAACGCAAACCGTCGGTTGCCATGAAGCCCATGCCCATTGTGAACGGAGCTCGAAGCCCTTATACAGCCTGGAAAAACTGACCAGCAACAGCGGCAGTGTTAGGTGGTAGGTTGGTGGCCCTACCGATATAACCCCTGGTAGATAACGACTTCTCTTAAGAAGAGAGAAGAGAGTAGTAGTTAGTAGTAGTAGAGAGGAGGGGTGGGATGACGAAGATCCTGAGGCCGATTTACCTACAGAACCGCGTACCTGTAGTCTTGAAACCGCACCTGAGATTTGCTATAGCAAAGCTGTTCCTCATGTCCGGGGCCAACTCGGAGCTACTGTGCGGTGGGCCAGAGGTGGGAAACCTTGCTATCGAAGCACTGGCCTTACGAGGTTGGTACGAGGACCGTATTCACAGGGAGTATCTGAAGTATGCCGCGCAGTGCGCGGAAGACGGTGTAGACAACCAGTTCCCGGGAGCACGGCTGTGACTGCTAAGAACGAGGCCGATAGGCGCAGTGAGCTACTTCGGGCACGGAAGCGTCGGGCCATCAACGTTCACCTAGGGAGGAGACATCGAAGGGAGGTTAGCTGGGAGGAAGACCTTGAGGGGAAGACAACGATAGAGCGCATGAACCTTCACTACGACCTACACGAGGAAGGCGCCGGTCACGTTCACGAAGACATCGATGATTGGGAAGAAATAGAGAGAGAGAACGACGATGGTAAGTAGGGCTGAGGAGCAATGGCTTGAGCGGTTCAGCCGTTTCCTAACCGGCACAACCGAAGAGGGAGCGGAAGGGACCACCGAGCACCGGCTCTACTGCCCGTTGCACGAGGACCCTGAAACCAGCAAGACCCCGAGCGCCAGCCTGAACCCCGTCAAGGGCACGTTCATGTGCTTCAGCCGATGCAGCGGATACCGGATCAGCCAAGTGTGGGACCTGGTCAAAGACGAGGAAAAACCCAGCCGTAGCAACGTTCGTGGCATAGGCACGGCACCTAGCGCACGGCGCAAGCAACAGCCGAAGGCCGTGAAGCTGCCAGACGATGTGTTGCTCAAGAAGTGGCATATGCGCCTCATGAAGTCTTCCATGGCGTTGGGCAACTTCCAGACAAAGCGAGGGCTAAATGCAGAGACGTTACAGGAGCACCTGATCGGCTACGACGGGGATCGGTATACCATCCCCGTCTACGATGAGAACGGTGCGCTGGTTAACGTTCGCCGATACAAGCTAGGCGTCACCAATAACAAGATGTGGAATATCCCAGGTGCCGGAGACGCCACCCTGTATCTGCCCGACGTGCTGGCCGAGGGTGACATCGTGCTGTGCGAAGGCGAGCTCGATGCGCTCATCGCTAGGCAGTACGGGTTCCCAGCCTGCTCCACCACCGCAGGAGCCGGAACGTGGCCGGATCAGTGGACGCCACGGTTCAAGGGCAAGCGCGTCTACATCGTATACGACGTTGACGACCAAGGCACGCAAGGCGCCAAGAAGGTTGCGGTTAGGCTCACCAAGGCTGGCGCCGAGGTGTATGTCATCAAGCTACCGCTAACGGCTAAGGGCTCTGATGTCACAGATTACTTTGTCGCGCAAGGCTACGGGGCAACGGACTTCCAGCGGCTACTTGACGAAGCTACCGTGTTCAAGTCCAAGGCCATCAGCCGCAATACGGCTCGGGTCAAGGCTGTCCCGGTGAGCCTACAGGGCACTATGGACAGTGCGCTCACTGACAAGCCAATCGAAGTCATAGCAACGATTGCCGGTAAGGTCCAGCCTCCCTACGCTCTCCCCCGCAGACTGGTTCTGACATGCGACCAGGACTGGAACAAGGCCAAGTGCAACAAGTGCCCGATGGATGCCATTCACGGTGGGCAGCACACCATGGATATACCGGCGGACGATCGGCTATTGCTACGCTTGGTAGACAAGAGTGAATCCCAGCAACAGCAAGAGATCCTCAAGGAACTACAGATCCCGGTTACCTGTCCGGTGGTGGAGCTAGGCAAGGAAGATACCTGGTCGGTAGAGCAGCTAATCCTGACTCCTAACGTAGACGATGCAACTGCGGACCGGAACGTCACTCGGGAGGTGTATAACGTCGGACCGCACGCCACCCCGGTCAATACAACCGTCAAGTTGACCGGCGTGAACACCAGTGATCCGCGTAATAGCCGGATGGTGTTGCAGACATGGCAATGCGATGAAACCCGCACCAGCCTGGACAACTTCCAGGTGACACCAGAAATGCTGAAGGAACTCTCGGTGTTTCAACCTGCCAAAGGCCAGCATCCGGCCGATAGGCTATGGGAGATTGCCGAGGACCTTGGTGCCAACGTAACCCGTATCTATGGACGCCCGGAGATGCACATTGCTTACGACCTTGTCTGGCACAGCCTGCTGGACTTCCGCTTCCGCCGTGCTCAGCTTGGCAAAGGCTGGCTAGAACTGCTGGTCATAGGGGACACCCGTACCGGCAAGAGCGAGGCCGCCATGCGGTTAACCAGACACTACCAATCTGGCGTCATGACAAGCTGCGAGGGAGCCACACTGGCCGGCCTCGTCGGTGGTGCGCAACAGGTGAACAACAACTGGACAATCACTTGGGGGACCATCCCGTTACAGGATCGGCGTTTGGTAGTGCTCGACGAAGTGAGCGGGCTAAGGGACAAGAACGTATTGGAGAACATGAGCGAGGTTCGCTCAAGCGGCGTGGCCAAGGTGACCAAGATTGTCAGCCAGCAGACAAACGCCCGCACCAGGCTCATCTGGATAAGCAACCCAATTGACAGACGAGAGATCAGTCAGATGCCGCGTGGTGCCATCGACGCTATCGTAGAGCTCATCCCCGCCCCCGAAGACATCGCGCGGTTCGACATGGCGATGGTAGCTGCAAAGGCGGACGTAGCTAGCAGTATCATCAACGCTGCTAGGCCACCGAAGGTCGAGCATGTCTATACGAGCGACCTATGCAGCAAGCTCGTTCTATGGGCCTGGAGCCGGAGTCCTAAGGACGTTGTGTGGGAGCGCGGCGCGGAGCGCCTAGTGCTGCGGTTGGCAGAGGAGATGGGTGGCCGGTATGTTAGTGATCCGCCGTTGCTACAGGCCGAGAATGCACGGGTGAAGCTGGCCCGTATCAGCGTGGCTATTGCTGCTCGGCTGTTCAGTCATGACGGTACCGGGCATCGGGTGTACGTCCTGCATGAGCACGTACGCACGGCTAGGCGCTTTCTGGACAGGATTTATCGACAACCGCAGTTCGGCTATGCAGACCATAGTCGGAAGGAGATCCGTGCCAAGCATAAGGCGGAAGAGGGTCGAAAGGCTTGCTGGACATACCTACGCAAGAACCCGCACGTTCTCGAGGCGCTTAGCAGTGTGGTCAATGACAAGGAGTTCCGGGCAAGAGACTTCTGTGAGTTCGGTGGCCTGAGCCAAGATGAGGCCAACCTAGCCGTTGGTATCTTGCTACGTATGCAGATGGTCCGTAGGCACACCAGAGGCTACATCCGTATGCAGCCAGAGCTAATTAGCCTGGTGAGAAAGCTGGAAGACCGAGAGCCACTACGCACCACTTAGGCTAGTGGCTACAACGTTGCCATATAAGGGGGAACGATGATAAATGTGATGGTGTTAGGCGCCGGTCCTGCCGGACTGCTCGCTGCCCATACCGCTGTCGAAATGGGTGCTGCGGTTGCGGTTTTCAGTCGTGGTCAACATGGTAAACCCATCAAGAGCGAGCTCCACGGATGTCAATACCTGCACGACCACTTGCGGCTCCCTGTCGGGGATCCAGTCGAAGTGAGCTACACACTGCAAGGCACGGCGCAAGAGTACCGGAGCAAAGTGTACGGGGACAACTGGCAGGGGATGGTAAGCCCGGATGAGTACGGACCGCAGGAGGGGCATATGGCGTGGGACATCCGGCGTGCCTACGACTGGCTGTGGAACTTCTGGCAGCACCGTATCTTCTCGATGAACTACGACATAGACGCCATGATGCTGGAGTCCATCCTGCGCAAGGCAGAAGTAGACGTGGTGATCAGCACGATTCCCGCCCCGACCCTCTGCCGGCAGCAAGGGAAAGATGTCATTGGGTCGGACGAGCCGATACATACCTTCCTCCGCCAGCCTATCTGGGTCATGGGTCAGGCAGGGAGCCGGACGCTTCCATTGCCATGCCCGGACAACACCGTCATTTGTAGTGGGGATCCGGAAACCTCGTGGTATCGAAAGGCTCGAGTGTTCGACCGGACAACAGTGGAGTTCCCTTGGCGGGACGGCCGCAAGCCACCGTTGAGCGGAGTGGTGCAAGTCCAGAAGCCACTCCGTACGAACTGTGACTGCTTCTTAGAGGACACCCGCTTCCATCGGGTTGGCCGGTTCGGTAGGTGGGAGAAGGGATACCTTGTCCACCAAGTGATGCAGGACGTGCAGAAGGCACTCACCGATGTCCAGCCGAGGCTGGTGTGATGGCCAAGCGAGTGATAGTTGAGAAGGTGCTGGACCGCTATCCACCGGAAACTCTGAAGAGAGTATCGCAGGCCATCCGGCAGTCTATGAAGCATCACCCGCATGATGCGACATGTGATTGTCCGGCCATTGAGGCCCTTGCAATCCTGGTTATGATCCAGGACGAGGAGGAAGGACCGACAGACGATCGGGTGGGATGGAATGAGTGAGCGGCCAGTGTTTGGGTTAGACCTTGATGGCACAATGGGTGACTTCTATCCGCACTTCCTTAACTTTGCGGAGGGGTGGCTTGGTAAGCCAGTAGACCGGGAGTATGACATCCGGCTTCCATTGTTTCAACACCTACACGTGAGCAAACAGACGTATCGGCAATGCAAGCTGGCTTACCGGATGGGAGGTATGAAGCGCAGCATGCCAGCCTTTCCATGGGCAGCCGATCTAACCCGCACGCTGCGCTCGTGGGGTACGGATGTGTGGGTTTGCACTACCCGGCCGTATCTCAGTCACGATAACATTGATGGGGATACTCGCCACTGGTTGCGCCGTAATGGTATCCAGTGCCAGGGTATTGTATGGGGCGAGCATAAGTACCGGGACCTAGCTCGTACGCTCGGCAAGGAGCGGGTAGTAACTGTTCTAGATGACCTACCAGAGATGCTAGTGCAGGCAGGAAAGGCTCTTGACGTTTGGCCGGTGATGGCAGTTCGTCCACACAATGCGCGAGCGTGGGCTGCTAACCCGTCTACCTATCAAGCGCTGAACAATTACGAAGACATTGCTTACCGCTTAGAAGAGCGGTTGGAAAAGTGGAGGGATAGCTATGGCAACGGACACCCTGATAATTCGAGGGCACGAGCATTACCTCACCAGCGACGGGCTTCGGACACACATCGGTCCAGTACGTCATCGAGCAAGTCGCAAGTTGCGTAACGCCCGCGAGGCTCTGGTGCGCCTACGACAGGTGCGCCGACCCAAGGCCACCCAGACCGAGGCTACGGCCTCAACACCTACGGCAGCACCCTGGTTTAACCCTGCTGGCCTCCATGCGGCCATGCAGGCGATAGAGGGTCAGCTACGGATGGGCGGGTATCCGCCGCCGTCGCCCCCTCCTCGCCGTCCGCCGTGGTGGTTGCGACTGTGGAACGCCGTCACGGCGTTCTTCCTGGCGTACGTACGGGTTAGCGACCCGGAATGGCACCGGACGGTGCGGCATACGGCAGGCACCCTTCTCATGTGGTCGTTCGTGCTCACGGCTCTGGTCATCTTCGGCAAGGCGTTGCTCTGGGTGATCCTGTTATGACTGATGCAGTCCCGACACAGCGCCAATCAGAGCTAGAAGACTCCCGACCGATCAGTCCGGTACGGGCGTACCTCAACGAGCGTGGTGGTTGGGCACACGAGACCTATCTGGGAACCAACGTGACCGTAGACCAGCCACCTACCACGATGCAAGGCGCCATCGTGTTCTTCGATGAGTGCGTGCGGCTAATCAACACCAAGAACGCGGACTACCGGGACGCCTGGCGAGAGCAGGGGTACATGGGCAACCTAGCCCGCATCCTGAGCAAGGTGGCTCGGCTTAGGAACATGTTGTGGACAGACGGACCGGAGGGCAGCCTACAAGGTGTAGAGACGATAGAAGACACACTCCGGGATCTGGCGAACCTGACCGCGTTCATGCACCAAAACTTCGAGGACAGAAATCGTTGGGGCAGCGATGCTTGACCCTGAGGACAAGGAGGTCATAGAGCGCTTTGTGGCAGGGCTGGAGCGGCGGGTGAAGCATCTGGAGGTGCAAGAGTTCCGGCATTCCCGGTCTATCTCAGGAATACATCTCGTTAACTGGTTCCTGGTCCTCGCAGTGCTTGCTCTAACCCTCAAGGTGGTGTTCGGGTGAACGCTATGGAGAGACGCCGTATCAATATGCGAGCACTGAACGATCGGCTGCGAGCGGCGCAGGGGGAGGTGTTGTCGTGCCTTGCCAACGGAAAGAACTACGTTCCGGGTTGCGGAAGCGCGATCCCTAGATTTGTAATCGTTGGAGAGGCTCCAGGGCGTACTGAGAACATCTTGCGTAAGCCGTTCTGCGGACCTAGCGGGAAGTTGCTTGACGAGCTGTTGTGGTCTGTTGGGCTTGGTCGCCCTCAGGTTTACGTGACCAACGTGGTCAAGTGGTGGCCGACGGAGGGGAACGAGGCCAAGGGCCAAACCCGTCCACCAACGGCATTGGAGAAGGCCGCGTGCCGTAACGCATTACACCGAGAGCTTATGATCCTGGATTGGCCTCCGGTGGTTGCGTTGGGTTCACACGCTAGGGGTGCCTTCCTGCCCGGTAACCTGCCGCGTGCCGTCTGGCATCGAGCGACTGTTCCTATGCCGTTAGTCGGCCGAGCCAAGGGGTTAGGCAACGAGGCCTCGTTTGACGTGATCCCCTTGTATCACCCGGCGGTAGGGCGATACCGGCACAGCATGCGTCCGTTACTGCTCAAGGAGTTCCAGATGCTGCTGGAGGCCCCAAGCCTGGTTCGGGAGACCTGATGGCGAAGGTGTTCACAGCTAACTTCCCCGGAGTGTGCGCCACTTGCAATGAGCGGTTCCAGGCTGGCACCAAAGTGACGTATGACAAAGACGGTGATCTTGTGGAGGCGGAGTGCCCTGAAGCGGAAGGCCAGGAGCTATCTGAAGCTGTCCGGGCCAAGGCTCGTGCGACGATGTGCGGGTCGTGCTTCCTGGTGCATGCGGGGGAGTGCTACTGATGGAAAGGCTGAAGGAGGAAGACTACTTCGAGCTTCATGAGCACACCACCTTCAGCCCTGGAGACGGATACCGTCAGCCACGCCTACACATGCAATCCGCCGTTGAGCTTGGTCGACTAGGCACTGCGTTTACCGAGCACGGCAACGTGAGCAGCCATCCAAAGGGAGAGAAGGCTGCGACGGAGTTTGGCGCCAAGGCAGTATTTGGATGCGAACTGTATTGCGATACCGGGGATGCGCGCGGCCAGTTGAAGCATCACCTGACGGTATTGGCGAGCAACAAGGCCGGACTGCGTAACCTGTATCGCTTGGTGAGCGCGTCGTGGGAGAACTTCAGATACAAGCCAACGACAACCGGCGAGATGCTAGCCGATTACAACGAGGGCCTCATCGTTTTGAGCGGATGCCTTGGTGGCCGGTTAGCTACCACCATGCTTGGTGGCAAGGGAGAAGAAGAGCATGCGGCTGACCTACGGAGTGCTGCGCGAGTTGCGAACCGCTTCAAGGACATCTTCGGAGACCGATACTATCTGGAGGTACAACCGCACCCTCTCCTTGACAAACAAGTTGCGTACAACCAAGCGCTATCGCGGCTATCGCGCAAAATCGACGTGCCGCTGGTGGCTACTGGAGACGTGCACTATCCAAGCCCCGAGGATCAGAGCATATACCCTCTCCTACACGCCATTGACCGGGGCGGTAGGAATAACACAGTGGAGGCTCAGGCGCAGTCGTGGGAGTATGGCCTCGTATTGGCGCACCAATCCGCCAACACTATCCTTCGGGGTTTGCGGGACACCGGGATGTCACTACGTGATTCACGATGGGCGATTGACTCAACGGTGGAAATCGCTAGTCGCTGTCAGGTCACGCTCCCGAAGCTGAAGGATCTGGTCTTCCCCGGCCACCTTCCCGCCCCGCAGCTATTCCGTAAGTTGCTGAGCGAGGGGTGGCGCTACCGAGGGTTCAATATCCTGCCTAGGGATCTGCGCCGGGAATACAAACGCCGGGTAAAGCACGAGCTAGACCTGATGGAGCGCAAAGGATTCCTCGACTACTTCCTGGTCATTGGGGATGTGGTGCGTTGGGCCAAGGAGGAAGGCATTGCGGTAGGCCCGGCTCGCGGTAGCGCAGCGGCCTCGTTGGTGTGCTACCTGTTGCGTATAACTGAGATCAACCCCATGCACTTCTCCAACCTCATCTTCGGTAGGTTCATTGACGAGAACCGTCACGACTTGCCAGACGTAGACCTGGACTTCGATGATGAGAAGCGGTGGAGAATCCGGGACTACTTGGTGCGTATGTACGGAGCGGACCGGGTTGGCAACATCGGAACGTTCAACATGTACAAAGGCAAGAACAGCCTCGACGATGCCGCCCGAGTGCACCGGATACCAGTGTGGGCGGTAGACCAGGTGAAGGAGGGGTTGATTGAGCGCTCCTCTGGTGACCTACGGGCAGCGAGCACCATTGAGGACAGCATCGCTATGTTCCCCAAGGTGGCCAAGGTATTTGAGGACCACCCCAAACTACGGGACGCGCAACGGCTCGAGGGTAACCTGAAGGGCTTCAGCGTGCACGCGGCCGGTCTGGTAGTAGCTGAAGAGCCTCTCACGAACAGCCTAGCGGTATACACTAGGGAGACAAAGGACAAGGAGACCGGCCAGAAGATACGGGCCTCGGTGTTGTCCATTGACAAGTATGACGCCGAGTACATCGGCGCATTGAAGATGGACTTCCTAGGGCTTACCAACATGGGCCTCATCGGCCGTGCGTTGGATATGATTGGCATGACTCTCGAGGGGTTGTATGCGATACCCCTCGACGACGAGAAGGTGTTCGCAGGCTTCCGCCGCAACGAGGTCGTTGGTATCTTTCAGTTTGACGGGCGTGCAATGCGGAGCGTAAACCGTGAAGTGAAGCCAGACAACTTCGCAGAGATATGTGACATCAATGCGCTAGCCCGTCCTGGTCCGTTACACAGTGGTGCGGCGGCCGATTACATCATGGCCAAGCACGGAAAGAAGAAGGTCGAACGATTGCACCCGGTAGTAACTGATATCACAGAATTTACCCAGGGGCAGATCGTTTACCAGGAGCAGATTCACCGGACGGTGCGGGAGTTGGGCGGGTTCAGTTGGGAAGAGGCTGCCAACGTTAGAAAGCTGATTAGCAAGAAGCGAGGCGAGCAGGCGTTCAACCGGCTACAGGGAAAGTTCTTATCCGGCTCCGCAGAGCTCGGTGTCCCGCATGCAATCGCATTGCGTATCTGGAAGCAACTTGTGACGGCTGGCGCGTACGCCTTTTGCCTAAATGAGAACACCCTCGTTTACCGAGGCGGTCTTGGTGGCGTTCCGGAAGACGGCATGACCGCTGGCAGAAACAACACAATCACACTCGGAGAGCTGAGCGATCTTATCCATAAGAGAGGAGATAATTCCACTGACGGATGCGTCGTTTGTGGACACGTCGAGGAATGGCACTATGTAGGCGAGAAGCGGCGGCTCTACTATGCTGGAAGATGTCGTAGATGCAAGAGTTGGCGAGACCAGTTTCGCCTAAGAGGTCTCCAGATATACTCCATGGACGAAGATGGAATGGTGAGACCGCGCCATCTGGGTGACGTCAGTCCGCGCGTGATGAAGCCGATGGTTCGGGTGAGAACGGAGATCGGAAAAGAGATCTTCGGAAGTCCCGAGCACCCTGTCCTGACGCAACGGGGGTATGTCGCCATAGAGAACCTGACGATTGACGACGAACTAGTGTGCATAGGAGACAAGCCGAAGGCACGTCAGTTGGCTCCGAAGAACAGTTCTCGCAACAAACCTTTCGAGGCTACTGTACGTAGGCGTAGCGGCGACAACTGCGAGCATTGCGGTAAGCCTGATGATGGGGTCGCACACACCCTAGAATTCTCTCACGTACTGAGCCTGTACGAACTAAAGAGTCGGGCCGACTACGATCATCCCCGTAACGTTCTTCATCTATGCAACTCCTGCCACAAGAAGTTCGACTACGGAAAGGGAGAGCGTAAGAAGCGTTGGTCTCTAGGACGGGAAACCCACCTAGAGAAGGTGGAGTTAATCGAGGGAGCCGGCGTCGGCTGGGTATGTGATGTGGAGATGGAAGACGAGAACCATAACTACGTTGGCAATGGAATTGTAAGTGCGAACAACGCGGCTCATTGCGTGAGCTACGGCATGTTGGCCTACTGGTGCATGTGGCTGAAGCAAAACCATCCCCTCGAGTTCTATTGCGCTGCCCTTCAGAAGTTCAGCAAGCCCGCACATAAGGCCAAGGCACTGGATATCCTGAAGGAGGCTACCAGCAAGGGCATCAAGATCCTGCCTCCGCATCCAGTTCGGAGTGACATCCAATGGAGCCGTACCAAGGTGAAGGGCAAGCCAGCGCTACGAGCCGGTCTCGTGCAAGTGCGTGGTATTGGTGACACCATGGCTGAGGGCATGCTGGCCTACCGCGAGGAGTGGCTGAACACTCCAGCATCCGCTCAGGAGAAATGGTCCTGGGAGCACTGGCTTGACATGAAGCACTTCGGGCCTGGCAAGCTCAAGATGATAACGGAGTTTGTATCTGAGGAAGACCCGTTCGGCATTCACACTATGCGCAAGACGCTAGCCAAGGTGCGCCGTTGGCTATTCGACAACGGGGACCAGAACGGCCTTCCCTTCCCGGCCTCCCGCAGCGAGGACGTACCGTACGAGGCTATCCGGGGTGAGCACACTTGGGTCGGCTATGTGGTCAACCGCAACCTCAAGGACATCTACGAGCTTCATCGTTCTCGCACTGGCGAAGAACTGGACCCGGAGAAGGTAAAAGAGCCAGAGTATGTTAACTATGTTGTGATTACCGGCGAAGACGAAACCGGACCGTTGGTGGTTACTGTGCATAGGTGGAGGGGGTTTTACGAGCGGTACAAAGACATGATCTGGGACATGAACCCGGCAACCGATCTATTGCTTGTCAAGGGATACAAGCGCAGTGAGTATAGGAGGGCGATTTATGCAACCGAATTGCATGTCCTTCGAATGGGGGGACAGGGGTGAAGGCTATATGGAAAGAGACTAAGTTCATGGGGCTTTATGCCAGTGACGGAGGCCAACTACGTGGAATTTATGGCGTTATTATCAAAGGGTATGTTAACCCGAAGGGATATCGCACTACTAGCTATCGCATAGGGGATCGCATACATTCGATTCCTTTCCATCGAGTTATATGTGAGACCTTCCATGGGGTAAAACCGAGCCTTAAACATCATGCAGCTCATATTGATGGAAACAAACTGAATAATCGCCCGGACAATCTACGATGGGCTACCCCGAAGGAAAATGAAGCAGATAAGGAACGGCATGGAACCAAGCTGAGAGGAGAGAATGTCTCAGGAGTACGCCTAACGGCTTCCTGCGTTAAAGAAATCAGAAAGGAGTATGGGCGGGGTGTCCGAGACCAGAGAGACATCGCGAAAGAGTATGGTGTTTCTCAACGGACAATTCATCTGATTGTAACTGGCAAAACGTGGAAGCATGTATGAGCCATCTACGCAACTGAGTTGCACGTATTACGAATGGGAGATAGCGCATGACAAAACTACCGTTCACCCGACCGACGAGAGCCACGCCGCTACGTTGGGCACTACCCGACGCTACCCTGCATAACCTGGAAGCACTAAATGAGCTGAAGATGGTGTACGACCGTTGGCTACGCCTGAACGGCTTCGAGATGTATCGTATTGACGAACTGGCGGTAATGGTACGTACGCCAGAGGAGGCGATGTACATCGCCAGTAAAGCTGTCGAGGTGGACGGGGTCGAGCTTTTCAATCACGCCAATGACACGGTGTACACAGAGCCGTTCCAGACTAGGTACCGTGTCTCGTACAGCTTCCTTCGCACGTCACATGGCTTCCGAGTGGAACTGATGAACCTGAACATGAGCCAAGGCAACAATCGTGCCTTCACCGGGTTCAGCCCGCTCCACGAGGCCATGTGGGATGTCGGACAGAAGCTGTCCGGCGCACCCATCGTGCACGCATCGTTCAAGTGCAATGACCCGGCGGAGTACGATGAGGTTGTCAGTGCGCTGAGCACCATGGCGCAGCATGCACAGACGTGCACCAGCCGGTATGGCGGGTTCTCGTATTGGTTGCCGTACAACATGCCGCACTTGGTGTACCTAAAGCCGCGTGTCAACATGCGGGACAATGGTGACTGGCACGTGACAGAAGAGGAGGTGTCCGGCAAACCTGAGATGAAATCAGGTCTGCAGAGCGTAACCCCGGTTCGGCTGCCACCCCTGACCAGGATTAGCTGAACCCAAGCAACGAAAGGGAGAAGAATATGGCGCGTGTATTGGTAGTCGGTGCCAAGGAGGGCAGCCTTGGATCGGCTATTGTGGATTGTCTCGCGGACCGGGAGTTCTTGGTGGCGACGGCTGGTATCTCCGGAGAGCCTACAATCCTGGATGTGACAGACCCGTATCCGGTACTAATGCGGACACTGCGGGAGGTAGGGGCGGACCACATCGTGGTTACGGCTGGTATCAACATGCCGCCAAATGCAGACATGTTTGCCGGAGCAAGGGATCCCCTACATTGGTACGGCGATCACTTTGTCACAAACTGCACTGGACCGATGCGTTTGCTGGAGGCATGGCTTGAGGTACGTGCTGGCGCAAAGCCGCTCGCCCCTCCAGGTCACTTTGTAGCTATCTCTAGCAACAGCGCGCACATAGCTCGTACCGGGTCGGCTGCCTATTGCGCCAGCAAGGCAGCGCTCAGTATGGCCATCCGCTGCAAGGCACGGGAGATTGGGCGGAAGGGCCTCAGTGTTATCGCCTACGGCTACGAACCGGGTCTTCTGGCTGGCACCCCGATGACCAGAGATGTTGAGGACCGGGCAGACAAGGAGTGGGCTCCGAAAGAAAGGCTGGCCCTTCATCGTATGCCTGGTATTGACCAGGAGGGCATCAGCCCGGACACCTTGGCTGGCCTCATCGCATACAACATCGCCAATGGCGGCCGAGAGCTCAACAGCACCATGCATCGAATCGACAGCGGGGAACAGTAGCAGTTTCTGCTGCTAGAGGCCAGTTGTTCGTGATTGGACACTCGAACGGCTGGCCGCTAGTGTTACGGGTGTGGTTTGCTATTGCGGCTGAGGCCAGTGTGGTTAGTTGGCCAAGCCCTAAACACAAAGGAGCAATATGAACGGACACAACGAGGGACCCCGGTACGGTAGGGGTCTCGCCTGTCTTGTGGCCCTGTTGGCTGCCCTGATCGGGCTCGGGTTCCTGGTCACCAGTCCGGCGCAAGCCGATGCCGTACACACGTCTACGGTGGAGATCACCAACACGCCGGACGACGGATGCCCCGAGCCGTGGGCACGGGACACCTTCAAGCGCACCACCACCATCACGGCCGGCGACGTTGCCGGAACATACAAGGTCGCCATCGCTGACGAGGGCACCTTCACCACTCAGGTCGGCGCCGCGTCCCCCGGTGATTCGGCCGTGCCGATCAGTATGGCGGTCACGGGTGACCTCCAAGGCGATGGTGAGTTCACTGTGACTGGAGCGCTTAAGGACGCCGTCAGTCTGGCCATTCTCGAGGTGGAGTACGACAACAGCGAATTCGACTGCAAATCAGACGTGCCGGTGGAGCGCACGACCAGCAAGTGGCCGCTGCGATACTTCACCGACGCCACCCTGACGTTCGACTCCTGGACGTGGAAGTACGAGACGGCGTGCGAGTCACGGACCGAGTCCAGCACCGGGACGGCTGGTGGCGAGGGAAACAACATCACCGGCAAGGTGTGCTCGACTCCTTCGGCAGACCCGACGTCGACGCCTTCGGAAATCGTCAGCCCGACGGCCAGCGCTTCCCCTTCCGCCAGCAACAGCCCGACACAGACGCCGACCCCCGGCCCCATAACCCCGACAACGCCGGGAGAAACCCCTGACGCCACTCCTACCACCGAACCGGCGGTCCCCGTCGGTAACAGCGACGACCTACCGACAACGGGCGGTAGGTTCCCGTGGTCGATGGTGTTCGTCAGTGTGGCGCTACTGTCACTCGGCGGAGCGTTGTTGACGGTGGCTTACCGCAGGCACACGACCGCAACAGCGTGAAGACCGGCTGCCTGCTCGCGGCAACCGGGCAGGCAGCCACTCGCTCCGGTAGCTCAAATGGTTAGAGCAAGGCTTGCCGCCCCTCATCGGTGAGTCAGTGTGTGGGTTCGAGTCCCGCCCGGAGCGCGTATCGTCAGGGCAACACGTTCGACAAGGGGAAGATTAGACATGGAGGGGAAAGGGCATGGTGGGGTTGCACCGGGACAGCCCTGCCAAGCTAAGTGCGGCAAGCAGCTACATCCGGGAGACGTAGCCTACGAACAGGAATACAGAGAGATCACGGTTGTTGGCACCAAAGTAAACGAACGGATGGTCATCCGTGTCGTATGCGAGAGTTGCGCAAAGGAGAAGTAATGGGAGAAGAGCCAGGCAAGGCAATGCAACGTTGGGCCGACGCACAGCAGTACCACCAGGAGCCGATGCCGGAGGAAGCCCGCAAGGGACCTACGGTGCGTATCCTCAACGCCACCCCGGATCCGCTCGGCACGCTGGCCGCTATCACGACTTTGTATAAGGGTCGGGTGGTGCGCAGCCTGAGCGAGATCACCGACGATGAACGGCGGAAGGCGTTTGCCGACATGCAGGCAACCGCGCTCAACAGTGCCCTCGAGTCCGTCAACTTTGTCATCCTGTTCGAAGGGGTGGACCGGGCCTTCACGCATCAGCATGTCCGAGGTCGTAACGCCATGTACGTGCAGGAGTCGCTGCGGTTCGCCGTGCCGGAGGATTGGGCTGGCGGCATCCCCCTCCCCCCTTCCCTTGCCGCAGAACCGGACAGTGCTCAGGCCCGTATCTGGCAACGCACCCTCAACAGCATTGAGGATGCCTATGCCGCTCTGGTGAACAACGGCGTACCGGCTGAGGAGGCGCGAGGGCTGTTGCCGAACGCTATTCAGACCCGTATCCATTGGGTGGTCAGCCTCCGTGAGCTATTGCATGTGGCTGGTTTGCGCACCTGCACACAGGCACAGTTCATCTGGCGTATCGTCTTCGCCGAGGTGGCTAGGGCGCTCCGGGAGTGGAGTACGGTAGACGAGGACTATGCCGTAGGCGCGGATCGGTGGCAGTTCAAGTTCCTGGCCAACGCTATCCGTCCGGTGTGCTACCAAACGGGGTCGTGCGCCTTCAAGGCAAGCTTCGACCGGACGTGCAACATCCGGGAGCGGGTGGACGCTAACGAGAGAGCCGGTCGGCCGAGCAGTGAATGGGGAGAGTGGGGTCCCCCTGGTTACTTGGGTGTAACTGCCCTCCCGCCCATCCACGACCGCGAGTGGGCAGCCACTCCCGGCGCAGCGCGTACCCAGGAGGCGTAATGCCGACACTGGAAAACTATAGCGTCCTCGTCAGTACCGAGGTTCAGGTAACCACTCTGCACGGTGACCCCATCACCACGTACAAAGTGGCGCGGGTTGTTCGGGGTAATAGCGTCGAGGGCTTGGTACGGCTCACCGGGAAGGCCGTTACTGACGCCCGACGCGGGGTCCTTAGCATGGCCATTGCTGCGGAAGCGGCGGAAGCGGAGCGGTTAGCATGAAAACCCAAGAGGCACTGGAGCTAATCCTGGACCGTTCGAGGCTGGACACCAATCAGGTTGAGACAGAAGACCCTGATACGGAAGCTGCCGTTCTGAAGCGGGTCGCGCTCCGTGTCGGTCGTCAGGTACAGCACGGCGCACGAGTGATGGTGGAGGGGCGGAGCATAACGGAGTCGGCGTTGGCTGATTTGGCTGGTGTCTGCCTAAACCTGATGACGGACAACCGGGCGGAGGGGTAATGGCTACGCATGAGGAGCGTCAGAAGGCCATTGACGTATGTGTGAAGAACGCCCAACGGGTGGAACTCGGTAACCCGATTGGCACTGGCGATCACGTATACGCCACGGTTGGTGATCTGATGCATGAGGGGTTACTCAACCTGACCGAGGCCGTGCTCTGGTCTCAGACCCCGGAGGAGCGGCATGCCAACCTCGCCGCCCTTGGTGGCGTGGTGTTGGTGTTGCTGGCGGAAGGGAAGTAGCTGTGTCGACGGTTTGGAAACGTCCCTGGGAGCTTGCCTGCCAGGAGTTGCGCTCGCCGCATGGCGAGGTGCTGGACGGGCCTTGGCCTTGGCGCAAGTTCGTTCTTCCGGACGGCAGTACCGGCGGAGTGTTGGTGGGGTTCCTGCGGACCCTCATTCACATCGGCGAGGAGTTCGCCGTTACGGCGTATCGGGCGCACTCCGGAGACGGTAGCTTCGCCCTGGAGTACCGAGTGGTGTTGGTCACGTGGGGTGCGTACCTGGACCTACGGGAAGACGAAGTGCTCGATAGGATGCAGCAAGATAACGGCAACGGAGGTACTGGTGGCTCGATGGGCAGCACGGTCCCGGCACAGCGCACGGATGGGCAGGCAACCGAGGCCGCCCGATGGCCCTTCGGTAGGTGGCCGAAGCCACTTGGGCAGGGTACCGACATCGGGCCTCAGACCGACCAGGACGGCTCGTAAGGGCCTTTGGCTGGTGCGGGTGTTGGCGCTGGCTTTCGCAACGCTGTGGTCGGTAGGGATGGCGTTCGCTGGCCTCTGGTGGGTGCCGGTAATGGTCTTCGGCGGGATGGCACTGGTCGGGGTGTGTAGCAGGTTGCTCTCTGCCTGGTTTGTTCGTCGTGACGACGAGGTGTTCGTGCGGGTGAGCAAGGAGCACGAGCAATGAGCGGCCGTCTGGTGGTGGTCTCAGCGGATCCCGGAGTCACCACCGGATGGGCTGTTATGCATATCCCCACCGAACCGCTATTGGCGGAGGGGTTGGTGCCGAACATCAAGCGCATGCGGCTCAAGTGCGGTCAGTTCAACATGAGCAATACCAGCGAGAACGTGGATCGGTTTCTGGCTGTCGGCCGCGCTGTGTACGAGGAGGCAACTGATGACGAGGACTACTTCGTCATGACCAGCGAGTGGTTTACCTTGCGCATGCTCAGTATGGATCCGACGCTACTGGAGCCAGTGTGCTTCAACGCGGTGTTGAAGGACAGGCTGCGGGGAACGGCGCAAGGGGTGGAGTGGCAACACCCGGTAGAAGCCATGACGGCTATTACCGACCAGCGTCTCGCGTTATGGGGACTGCTGGATGCCACGCGGCATGTGCCGGACCATGGGCGGGACGCGGTTCGGCATGCGTTATTGCTGGCTCGTAGGTTCGTGGCCGACCGTCGGGTGCGGTTACGGGTTGGTTGGTCGCCACCACCACCGCCCCCGTCGATAGTGCCTCGGCCGAGGTATCGAAGGACACGTCGTGGCTAGGGGGAGGCCGCGTCGACCGACGGCGTTTGTGCGTAAGGAAACAAATCGGAGCAGACGTCGGTTGCTGGAGTTGCAAAGTGAGGAGGCTGAAGGTCGGGCGGAGCAGTGGGCCGACCGAGAAGACATACCTGCCGATGTGTTGGATTGGAAAGAAAACGGTTATCCGGTTGTGCACTATCCAGAATGCCCGGAAGGGTGTTGTAGCTAGTGCTCATAACTACTAATAGTTAATGAGAGATTAGAGAGAAGAGAGAAGAGATATTGTAAGTCAATAAGGGTGAGGGAGCTAAGTATTTCTAGTGGTATATTGGGGGGTATGCCTAAGCCGAGGGTTGGTCAGACGGGAACGCCATTGGCGTTGAAGAGCAAGGTGGTTAGCACACACCTGACAGAGGGGGAAAGGGATGCACTAAACGAGCTACTAGGGGACCGGGGAGTGAGCAGGTACAAATATGTTCGGGCGCTTATCCTGCGGGATCTCATCCAGGAGGGGTACCTCACGGAGGAAGAAGTCCGAGGGCCTAACCGGCTACTGGATTAAGGCAGACGGAAGGGACAGGAATGTGATACGGCAGGGTAGTGTCTCGGTGTCTCAGATAACCAAGAACGGCGGTCGGGAGCTGAAGGTCTCTGGTATGACGCTTCGGGTATCGGTCCGGGAGCTGAAGGACCTACGGGATGTGCTCAACAGAGCATTTCCCACGGCGGGTAAAGGGGCTGGAGAGTAATGGCTGTTCAGGTAGAGGTTGTCCGGACGCAGGACTCGGTGTCGGGGGTGAGCGTATTCAACGTCATCGTGCAGGATGACAGTGCGCGGATTGGCTGCTCGCTAATGTTGGGGGAGGAAGGCTACAATGCCTTCATACACGCATTGGCCAACCCAACGGTAGAGGAGCTCAATTGGGGAAACGATGGGGATCGGGCTTTGCCGGTTGCCGTATCAGAAGACAAGTCTAATCTCGGGTTGGCGACCACTCGGGAAATGCTTACCGAGCTGAAGGTGCGTGGGGAGGTGGAGAACTATTACGAAGGGGAGGGTACCGCTATGGCCATTGGAGCGGGTAACCTGTTGGACTCTCTCCCCGGTTCAATGTTGGACTACCGCACGGTAGATGGAGAAGAAGGGCAAGCGCATGAGTCAGCCAACGCAAAGGCCGGATGACGAGAGCGAGTTTGGTGGGGCACCGGGCCGTATCCAACCGCCCCCGCACGAGCTCAAACCGCATGAGGAAATGAGCCTCATCAAGAAGACGGATCCAGGGGACCCCGATTCATCAGCTGAGGACATTCGTCTCAGAGGCGAGGACGGAAGAGTCTCGTGAGAGAGGGAAACGAGCCGGTGGAACACCTTCTCTGCTTCTCTGTAACGACGCATGTCGCTCATGAATGGGAGGTGTATTGGTGTCCGGGAGTGGTGCCTACGCCTGATCTGAAGGGGCTCTGTCCGGCTCGTTTCCTCGGGGGACACTGTGTTCTGACCGATGGTCATTCGGGTGAGCACGAGCCATCACAACGACCGGACAGGGGTCCGGTGATACGACCAAGGCGAGAGGACTGGTAATGGCAACGGGAGAAGAAGTGCGACAGGAAGACTGGCACGAGGAAGCTATCAAGTGCGCCAGAGAGGCACGAGGGATACTCCAAGGGCTGCAAGAGATACCATCCAATCGAACAAATCTGCATATCGCCATACGGGTCAATGTCGGGCGGGCCGATGCGTTGTCGCGGCTTGGGTCGTTGTTCCTGAGGCTGCATGAGCGGGAGCCGGCGCTCCAGAAGACCGCCGAGTATGTGTTCCCGGAGTTCGACCTTCCGGTAAGCCTGAAGACCGTGATGGATGCGAAGTCCGAACCGGCCTCCCCTCCGCCGCAGCAAGACGACAAGATTGTCGGCCGGATATGGGAATGCAAGATCGGCAATGCCAATACGGTTCCTCCAGGTGCTGACCAACCCATGCGGGAGGCGGTCTATCGCGCGTATCTGAGCATAACCGGAAAGGACCCCGAGTTCATCTTCTCGGGATGGGGCGCCGAACTGACCGAGGGGGAGACTGAGGTCGTTGCAGCCGAGGCAAAGCGGAAGCTGATTGTCCAGCCTCCGACAACCGCCGACATAGAAGACGAGGATTTTGAAAAGGAAGAAGAGCTCGAAGACGGAGACGACGACGAAGAGGACTGACCGCAGCGAATGAGCGTGCCCCGTTGGCCCTGGTGGCTAGCGGGGCTCTCTCGTGGAAATAGAAGCCCGGATGACATTGATCAGGTGCGATACTGTTCAATACGATTAGTGTAGCCAATAGTGAGGGGTAGGGAATGGGGACTGACGGCGTGGGTAAAATCTTCGGAGAGCAGTTAGCTAAGGCACTTACGGACCTGAGCATAGCGGAGGAGGAGCGGGACGAGGCCCGTCGTGCGGAGCAGGCTGTCCGGGTTGCCGCCAACCGAGACGCCCTTCGGCTGGAGGAGGTGGCGCAGGTGCTCGTTCGGCACTGCGAGCTAACCCCCGACTACCTGATCGACAGGGGTATCCCGCAAGCCTTGCGGGAGTGGCTGACTGCCAGCGAGCGGCAAGTGCCGGTAAACACGTCTGAGACCGACGCAGAGGCCGTGAGGTGCTTCGCCGGGCAATTAGTACGCCTGCAAGAAGGGCTAGCCGAACGGGGCGTCGTGGTGCCGACGAACCCCCCCGAGGACTCAGACGCGGCACTGATTGACGCTGCCCTCGAAGCTATCGACAATCCCTATCATCCAGAAGCGTTTCGAGAGATGTCCGAGGCGTATGCCAAGGCGAGCGGGCAACTGGACCGGCTGGAGGAGTGGTTGCTGGCCAATATGCCGAGCCTAAACCCTTCTCCGAAGGGTCCGGTGGACTCGGCTATCTATGCCCTGACTATTACCAAGCGCGGGATCTCCGGTCTGGCAGATATGGTGAGCGAGGCCAAGGAGCTCAAAGACGGTAGTCGGGCTATGGGAATCCTTGATGTCCTGAGGGCTGGCACCATGCCGGAGCGTAGGCCGCGCATAAGTTTCAACGATGGCGACATCGCTCCGGCTCCCTTGCAGCGGCGCAAGCCATCGAAGCGGATGTATCCTCTTCGGGCGTTGCTGACAGATCCTGCATACCAAGGGCTCTTGCGGGCCATCGAGGTGACCGGCGACAACGAGACCGATGTCGTGTGCCGTGCCTTGCTGGTATATAGCCCGCTGGTGGACACGGCAATGAACAGTACGGTTCGGTTGGCCATCAGGGATGGGGAAGAACCGGCTACATATCGCCGAGTTAGCTAGCCGCAGCTATACGCGGTAGGATGGTCGGCATGAGCGCAGGAAGACCACTAAAACAGGATGCCCGGACCAGGGCTAGGGCTGCAAGAAAAGAGCGAGGGAAACAACTAGCCAAGGACACCGAGGAACTGACTGCGCTCATGCCAGACCAGGCATCGACGGAGCGGCGTGCCAAACGGCGGGTACCCGAGGGTGGTGCGCGGAATGCCAATGACGGTAGGCCGCGTATACGTTTCACTCTTGGCAAGCGCTGGAGCGAGATTGTCCATGGCGTTCGGACCGGGCAATACACCTGGGAGGAGTTCTGTGAGGGGCTGGACCCTGAGGAGCTCGCGAGGGCACAACTGATGGATCATAGGGGTATGTTCAAGGGCCGACCGCCGGCGATGGTGCCGCGTGAGTTCCATGTGCAATGCCAACGCGAGCTCCGTAGGCGCTTCAATGAGAAGATGCAGACGAGGCTATTGGCGGCTACCGATGAGTACATTGAGATGAGTCGCCATGTGGATGACCCCAAACTGCGCGAGCAGATGCTTAGATACGTAATGGAGCGCACCGTTGGGCCTATCCCCAAGACGGTGGAGATCAGCACTACTCCAAAGCACGAAGGATTCCTTGCGGCTGTCATCCGCTCGGACGGGGTAGTGGATCGCAGCAACAGATACGACCGGCGCACAGTAGAGATCGAGGGAGAAGACGAGGCATGAGGTACTGCTACGACTGGGAGTTCCTGGAGGACGGCCATACCATCCATCCCATCAGCATTGGTGTATTGGATGATAACGGCCGGGAGTACTACGCCATCAACAGCGACGCCGATTGGCCTCGCATTCGCCAGCATCGTTGGCTGCGTCAGAATGTACTGCCGCATCTGCCGTTCGAAACCCCTCCCAGATGGGACAGTTTGAATTCTGCTGGCATAGACGACTGGATGTTCAAGGAGTGGCGTCCAGATCTCACGAACAACGACTATCGGCCATTGTGGGTGATCCGGAACGAGCTCGGAGCCTACTTCGAGAACGGGTTGGCCGACAACGATGGCATGATCAAGGACGGCACTGTCGCCGAGCTCTGGAGCTATTACGCGGCGTACGATCATGTGGCCCTGATGCAGCTATGGGGACCAATGGTCCGCAAGCCTGCGTTCCTGCCCATGCTGACCAAGGACATCAAGCAACTGGCCGACGAGCTAGGCGTGAGCACAAGCACGCTGACGCATGAGAAGTTGGGCATGGACCCGTTCGTCGCGCATAACGCGCTTCACGACGCCCGGCATCATCAAGCAATGCTCCGGTACTTGCGTCGGGTGGAGTCTGAGATGCAGGCCGAGGAGAAGATGCGCCAGTGGGACGAAGGGCAGCGTTCGGTAATTCAGCGCCGACCCCTCACCGGCACTACCGGAGAATCCGCCGATAAGGCATTGGAGATCCTGCGCTACTATCGGGAGGCTGGCCAGAGCTCCATCGACATCGAGTCCATCATCGATGTGTTGGAGGGCAACGCATTATTGCGGGTTGGACCACAACGCAATAGCGGCCTCATGCAGTCGTTGGCCGCAGCGGTTAGCCAGTACGGCACGTATCAGCACACTGCTCGGGATGGAGAGTGGTTCGAGCTCGTGTTGGAGGGCAGTCACTACGTGGAGGCTGGCAGAGAGGGCGTGTCGGTAGCAGCCCGAGGAGCGCCGGATGGCGGACTGATTCTCGGGTATCGAAGCAGTAACCTATTGTCACCAGCGGATGTCATGCAAGTTCCGAACGACCAGTCGGCGGATGGAGGTGTAGGCGATGGTCAGCAGCAAGGGCGGTCGGAAGGGTTTCGTGTATCGGAGCAGACACTCGGCCTATCGGTCGATACGGAAGAAGGGAGCCAGCAAGGAGAAGGCAGCGCGGATAGCGAACGCGGGCCGGACGAAGGCACAGCGCAGTCGGATGGCGAAGAAGGCGGACCGGACCAGGAAGCGCCGAAGCTAGGCAGATGTCCGGATGGCTGCTTTCACACAACGCACTGACAAGGAGTGGCAATGCAGCACGCACGCAAGGACTACGACCACATCCAGGACCCGGACAGCAAGATCCCGGACGACGAGCCAGTGTTCCTCATTCGAGGGCAGGATCCGGCCGCACAAGCCGCGCTCGCGGCGTGGGTCCGGGCCAGCCAGGATCTCGCGGTGGAACGTGACACCCTCATCGCCGTCAACCAGCATGCACAGCGCATGAAGGAATGGGCGGCCGAACACCCGCACGGTCCGGCAACGGTACCGACCGAGGAGCTCCGCATCGAGGCAAGGTAGCGGCAGGCAAGGCAGAGCGGTAAGTGCGGGCGTCCTGGCAACGGGGCGTCCGTGCTCTTACAGGGGGTCACAGTGGCAGAGCCTAAGCATCTAGTAAATGGGGAGGAGGACAAGGTCATGCGATACGTCAGCCATCTGATACAGCACTTCCGACTCCACCAATGGACGGTACTGGTAAGCTCGTATCCAACAGACAAGGATGAGGATCAGGACCACGCACCTACCGCATCTATCGACTCGCACACCGATCGGTATTGCGCCATCCTACGGGTGAGTCCAAACTGGATGAAGTATACCGAGGAGGTAAAGAGGGACACGCTGGTGCACGAGATGCTACATCTGATCACTCGGGACCTACGGTTGCGCATCGAGGCTTTCCGGGGCCTCCTATATCGCCGGACGCCTAGTGTGGCTTTGATGGCTGGTATGGACATCGACAGTGCCGAGGAGAGAATGGTGGACCATCTAGCCTCCACCCTCTCCCCGCACCTCCCGCAGTATCCCGGGCCGCTAGCCGCTCCTATCCCGACCGTACGCCGTGAGAAGGACTGGTCTTAGGTGGGCGCCGAGACAGGGTTGGTGATCGACGTACAGGAGGTCTGGCGTCGACTGCGCTACAATCCGAATGCTGCTCAGCAGAAGGTTCACGGCAGTATGGCACGGCACCGGGTCAACGCTGCCGGGAGGCGGACGGGGAAGTCCACTGGTAGTGGCAAAGAGCTCATGGTGAGTGCCTTGGAGGCGCATGCCAACCGCTCTCTACTGGAGGACTTAGGCATCCGGCATGAGGAGTGGATTGTCGGCCCTAACTACACGGACTCCGAGAAGGAGTTCCGGGTGTTCTACAACGACTGCCGGCGGATGGGTATGCCGTTCGACAAGCCTGGCACGTACTACACCAAGGGTGACATGATCGTCAGCCTATGGGACGGTGCCTTCATCTTGCATGGCAAGAGCGCAGCCTACCCTGAGACGCTTGTCGGGGAAGGGCTTCACCGCGTCATCATGGCAGAAGCAGCCAAGATGAAGGAGTCTGTGTGGGAACGGTTCGTCCGGCCCATGCTGGCGGACTTCATGGGTGAGAGCGTGTGGAACAGTACGCCGGAGGGAAAGAACTGGTTCTACGACAAGTGGCGGTCGGGGCTGAACCCTAAGAATCGGGAGTGGGAGAGCTTTCGTCATCCGTCCTGGGTCAACCGTAGGGTGTTTCGAAAGAAGACCACCCGAGCGGGCGTGGATGAGTTGCTGGCACTAATTGAATCCGGTGACTATGACTCGGAGATACACCTGCCAGACCTAGATGTGGACCCAGAGATCGCGGCTATGGCGCTGGATTTGACAACGGCTGCTTTCGAACAAGAGGTGGCTTGCAGCTTCAGCGAGATGGTCGGCCGGGTGTTCAAGAATTGGGACGAGGAGATCCATGTAGCGGATCTGCCATACAATCCGAACTGGCCATTGTGGATAGCTACGGACTACGGATACACCCACCCGAACGTCGCGCTGTTCATTCAGATGGGTCCGTTTGGGGACATCCACATCATCGCCGAGTACTACAAGACACACCGGACCGACGAGGAGTTCGCCCGAGATGTGTTGGAGGACAGTCGTCTCAAGTTCCTGGTTCCGTACGCGCTCGGATTATACCCAGACCCCGAAGATCCAGGTGCCACTCGTGTCCTCAGCGAGAGGTGGAAGGTTCCTCCGGTCGGCGGAACTGGCGGGTTGCTAAAGGATCGTCGTGACGCCATTGAGCTCGCACTACGAGTACAGAACCGGCATCTGCCGTACGGGCACCCTGAGCGGCTTCCGAGGCTGCGGATAGATCGTAGCTGTGTCAACATGGCTCGGGAGATGGATGCGTATAGCTGGCCAGGAAAGCGCATCAGCCCAACTAAGGGAGAGCAACTACCGAAGAAAGACAATCCCAAGGATGAAGACAACCATACCCCGGAAGCGCTAGGCCGTTGGTTCGCCGGCCACCTAGGCGTCGGGGCTGTGCCAACGCAGGACACCGTTCGTACGGGCCGTCGCAAGCCACCACGCCGTACCGGGCGCCGGTAGGCTTACCTACACGAAGGAGGGACCACAATGACGCAACCAGGAGTCACCACCCCGTACAGTTCGGTGTCCGCACTGCTCGGGACTAAGGCAAGCTGGGTTCCAGATGCGGATAGCGAGCGTATCGGTAGCTACAACACCTACGACGCCATCTATTGGAACGAGAGCACTACCTATCAAATCCTCATGCGTGGCGGGGACACGGAAGATGACGTTATCTACATCCCAAATCCGCGCACCATCATCGAGACGATCAACAGGTATGTTGGCAACGGCATAGGCTTCAGCGTGCTGGAGACCACCGGGAGTCCGGCTAGCCGTGTCGAGACTCAGTTGGCCTTCGACAACCTGTTCGCTCGGGAGCGTTTCTTCAGCAAGTACAACTCCAATAAGCGGTTCGGCCTCGTGCGCGGGGACTGGCTCTGGCATGTAATGGCAGACCCCCTGAAGCCAGAGGGTAGCCGTATCAGCATCATGCCGGTCCATCCGGGTAACTACTTTCCAGTATTCGAGAGCGACGTGGTGGAAGGTGGAAGCCCGGACAAGATCGTCAAGGTGCATCTCGCTGAAGAGATGGTAGAGGGTGACGACATCGTCGTGCGCCGTCAGACATACGAGAAGATAACCCTGAACGGCGTTACCACCATCCTGAGCGAGCTATCGGTATTCGAGCTCGACAAGTGGTACGTGGAAGGCGAAAGAGCCATCCGGGTCATCAGTCCGCTAACCGTATTGCCAGCCAGCATCACCACGATCCCGGTCTATCACATTAAGAACTTCGACGAGCCGGGAAACCCGTTTGGTAGCAGTGAGCTCCGTGGTTTCGAGCGGCTGATGGCAGCTATCAACCAGAGCTACACTGACGAGGACATCACCCTAGCCCTGGAGGGCCTTGGCGTGTACGCCACCGACAGTGCCGCGCGGCCTCGGGATGCGACAACCGGCGAAGTGACGAACTGGACTGTCTACCCCGGTCGAGTGGTGCACAATGCAGCCAACTTCCGGCGGATACAAGGTGTTAGTTCGGTAGTGCCGTACGGGGACCACATCGAGCGTATGACCAGTGCGCTGAAGGACGCTACCGGCGCCAACGACGCGGCTACTGGTCGGGTGGACGTTCAGGTCGCGGAAAGCGGCGTAGCGCTGTTACTGCACTTGGCTCCTATGCTCGCCAAGGCGGTTGAGAAAGATCAGGTCATCAAGGACGTTCATGCGCAGATGATCTACGACTTGCGCTTCTGGTTGGCGGAGTTCGAAGGCATCAACATCGAAGACGTTACGGTGGTGCCTACCTTCGGGGATAAGCTCCCGAAGAATCACAAGGGCCTGGTCGATATGGTTGTCGCCCTGATGGCAACCGCCCCACCCGTCCTTTCCGCAGCGTCCGCTCGGGTATGGCTAGCTCGAGAAGGGATGGCTGTTTTTGCGGATAACGAAGCCGATCTGGTCGCGGCCGAGCAGGCTGTCGTCGCGGCACAAGCCGACCCGTTCGGCGCGCGTGCTGCCGGCGAGCTAGGGGGAGGCGATATCGGTGCTGAGGCCGACGGTACGGGTTCTGAAGGGGGCGAGGGGTAGTGGGCACCGAACAGGAGGCCAGGGAAGCGCAGAAGGCGTTAGATGGGGCCGTAGAGGCGTTCATCGAGAAGTCTGGTTGGAACCATGGTTTGGTGTTGACCGGATGGGTGTTGGTGGCGAGCCAGGCTGGCTTCGATGAGGACGGTGAAAGCACGAACGGATACCCCTTGGTGTATAGCGGAGGGTCTCTCCCAGACCATACAGCATTGGGGTTGTTGCAAGTAGGCCAGGATATCGTCCGACAGACTGGCAGGTATCAGCGCACTGAAGAGGGCGGGTCGGAGGAGGACTGATGGCACAGCCGAACCGCAATCCTCCCCGGGGAAACAAGGGCAAGCCCTTGCGCGACTACCTGCGAGCGGCGCGGCCAACTGAGCGAGAGATAGCTCTGATACTGCGGCAGGCCAGTGAGGAGGCAGAGCGCATCATCTTGCAGGCTATGGCGACACCAACCGGGAGCACCAGTGCTCAGGTGGCGCAGTTACGCATCATCTTGGACCAGATGCAGCGAGCGCAGGGGCGGATGTGGCAAACCATCGGCGAGTCCGTGCGGGAGGGCATCTCGGATGTCATGACAACGGCCTACCTAGAGGCCGAGGACGTGCTATTCCGCTACCTGAGTCGACATAGATACGACACGGCGACCATGCGAGCAACCTTGGTGGCGCAAGCACGGCGCGGTATGGAAGCGGTGTTCGCCAAGGCAGCGAACGACATCCCACTAGCCGATCAGGTATACCGAACTGGCGTGTTGGCTACTGGACAGGTATCTCGGGTCATACAGTCTGGCATGTTGCTCCAGAAGAGCGCCAAGCAACTTGCTAGGGACGTCAAGAAGTTCATCAACCCGAGCACACCTGGAGGCGTCAGCTACGCCGCGTTCCGGTTAGCCCGTACCGAGCTCAACAACGCGTTCAAGACCGCGCAGGAAGAGCGGTACGTAGACGAGCCTTGGACCAAGGGCATGCGGTGGAACCTGAGCGGTAGCCATCCCGTCCCGGACATCTGCAATCTGCTGGCTGAAGAGGACCGGCACGAACTAGGCGCCGGTATCTACCCAGTAGGGCAACGGCCCAATAGCCACCCGAATTGCTTGTGCTTCCTAACGGCTGAGCAGATCGGTGAGGATGAGTTCATTGAGGGTTTGCTGAACGGGGACTATGACGATAATCTGGGGTCCAATTTTGGTGAGGCGGAGAGCTCGGAGATCATCAAGTCTGTCCGGCCAACTCCTGACCATGTACCAGAACCGGCTGTCCCACCCGTTGGTATCGGAAAGGATATCACTGAACTGGATTGGGACAGCATAGTCAAGACCCTTCCGAATACTAGCACGGAGGGTCGAGATTATGTATTGGAGGAGATAGCCCGCAGGCAGGGGTTCGACGCACTACCAATGCGAACAGACGACCTGTCGGAAACCGTTGATCAGGGTGGTGTAGAGATATTCCGGGGTGCCGACCGTAGCCATATGGAGGCGTTTCTGAATGGAGAGTACTTCGGGTCTACGGGCTTCTATGGAAACGGCATCTACTTTAGCAACAGCCGAGAGTACCCTGAGTCGTTTATCTCGGGGAAAGGTAACGCCATTCTTGTTAGGGCAGCTTTAGCTCCTGGTGCTAAGATCGGAGAGTATAGGGAGCTGAATCACACCTTGGATGACGTGGAGGGAGAGCTCCCTGAAGCTATATCGGCTGACCTTGGCCGCTATGCAGCGGCTAAAGGATATGACGCCATAAGGCGTAATAGACAAGGAGAGGTTTGGTACATCGTATTCAACAGAGGGGCAATTGTCGTAGAGCAAGTGTAGCTTGCTAGGCTTACGATAAGGGGTTTGCCCATACCGCTCTGGCATGCCATACAATGCGTCCAATGGCTCCAGCGGCGCCATGCATCGGTCCTGTGGCCCGGTGAAACCAATCAGCAAGGAGAAAGCAATGACTCGTAGGCTGGCCAACCCCTTCCCGGCCGTAGGCGAAGCGCCTATCTGGCTCGGGCGAGGGTGGATGACCCGTCGTAGGGCCAACGTCGGCGGCTCCGGTGGTGCCGATGGCGATGGCGACACCGGCTCCAGTGGCGACGGTGATGACGATGACGATTCCGGCTCGGACGACGGGGAGGAAGACGGAGACGGTTCCGAAGACGAGGTGTCCAAGGCAAATGCCAAGGCCAAGGAGCGGATGCAAGAGTCCGACCGGGCCAAGCGCAAGGCCGAATCCGAAGCGGCAGCATACAAGAAGAAGCTCGAGGAGCTCGAGGACAAGGACAAATCCGCGTTGGAGGTGGCTGAGCGAAAGCTGGGTGAGGCCACCGAGGAGAACAAGAAACTGAAGGCTACGGTTGAGGATCTTGGCCTCGGATTGGCCTTCGCAAACCTGCCCGAGTATACGTGGAAGAAGCCAAAGACAGCCCTCCGAGTTGCGCAAGCGGAGGGATATCTGGACGAGGTGCGCGACAGCGAAGGCGCAGTGGATGACAAGGTGTTCTCCAAGAAGATCAAGGAGTTCGCCAAGGCATTCCCGGAGCTTCTCAAGACCGAGGGGAATGGTGCCGGTCCGGGACCCACGGGAGGGGGAGTGGGTAGCGGCGGCAAGAACGGCAAGGTGACGCCCGAGAAAGAGATCGAGGACGCAGTCAAGAAGAAGTACGGTCGCCAATTGCGCTGAATTTCAGTGCCTTATTTTCTAGAGAGGAGGACCGAATGAAAAAGATGATGATGGTTGTTGTTACAGCCGCAGTGTTTGTCTTAGCAGGGTTCGGTGTCGCACAGGCGACTCCGGGCACTGACGTTGGCAGCTTCTCTCTAGAGATCAAAAACGTTCAGGTTACTGACCGAACTCTTGGTGGGATCACTGCGTACACCATCCAGACAGACTGTCCGGCAGGATGGGAAGTGCTCACGGGACATGGTGGCCTTGTCTCAGAATCTGGTGGGATTAGTGTATACAACTATTATCCCGGCTCCAAGGTGGATCAGGACACCTGGGAGGTTCAATTCTCGGGCCTTTCTACCAGCCTGAGAGATACACCTACGTTGTGAACGCAACATGTCTGGAAGGGGTGTAGTAAATGGCACGTTACGACAAGTACGAGCCGAACGTCGGCGGGTTCCGCGCGCCGTTGAACGCGGACTGGTTGTTGGCGGACCTGAACAAGGTGTGCGCGGTCAGCCTCAACACAACCGGCAAGCTCATCAAGGGCGTGACCGGGCAGTCCGGATTCGTCGGGGTATTGTGCCTCACGAAGATCCGGCCGGCCGCTGCGGTCGTGGACGTCATGACGTCCGGGGAGATAGTGGAACTGACTGGCCTGGTCGCCGGACAGGACTACTTCGCGGTAGCCAGTGGCGAAGGGCTGTTCGCGGCCACGGGTGCGGGTGGTCTCCACAAGGTCGGCTGGACGGTTGAGGCCACTCGCCTGATCGTCCGATGCAACGTCACCGGGGAGGTTCCGGCATGAGCACCTTGACAAAGCCTCGCGAGAAGCTGATCGTTCCGGCCAATGCGTTCGGGCTGGACTCCCGGGGTGGCGCCCGGAACATCTTGGCCAGCAAGGCGCTTCGGCATCTGACTGGACTCCTGCCGGGCGTGTCCGGTGGGTCGGCTGCCCTCCAGGGTTTCCACACCGAAGGTGACGTGGTAGTCCAGACAACGGATGGCGTCGATCTAAACCGGCTATGGAACGAGTTCCAGACGTTCCTCAAGCTGGCCAATGCACGACGGCAGCCCATCATCGACCTTCTCTCGTACACTGTCCCTCGGGACGTGGAAGAGGTGCCGCAGGTCGGCAACAACTCGGAGTTCGAGCGTGCGTCGGAGTTCGGTCTGCCCAAGGCCGTTCGGGCCGAGGTGGACTACTTCAACATGGGGTTCTCGTTCGACTGGTTCGACACGGGTATCCGGTACACCTGGCGCTTCCTGGCCGAAGCGGCGCAACAGCAAGTCGAGGCCGTCAACGCATCGATCGTGGAGGCGGACAACCGGCTCATCTTCAACACGGTCATGTGGACGCTCTTCAACAACACCAACCGATCCGCCGAGATCCGGGGCAACCCGTACACCGTCTATAGCCTGTACAACGGCGCGGACATCCCTCCGACGGTTCCACCTCCGTACGGTCCGAACACGTTCCTGGACACGCACAATCACTACATGTTCGCTGGCGTCGGAGCGCTCACGAGCACGGACCTGGACGACCTGATCAAGAACGTGACCGAGCACGGCTACACGACGGCCAACGGTTACGACCTGGTGACACTGGTCAACGAGGCGGAACTGGACGTCATCCGCACGTTCAAGAGCGTGCAGAACGGCGGTTCGGCCAAGTTCGACTTCATCCCGTCGCAAGGCACGCCGAACTTCCTGCTGCCGGTGAACTTCATCGTCGCCAACGACGGGGATGGCCGACCCAGCAACAGCTACCGGGGAATCACGGTCGCCGGACGGTACGGGGATACCCTGATCCTGACCAACGAGTACTTCCCGGTTGGCTACATGGTGGCCTTCGCGACCGGCGGTCCGGAAAGCGTGGACAACCCCATCGGTATCCGGGAGCACGCGCGGTCGGAGTACCGAGGCCTCCGACTCATCAAGGGTCGGGTTCCGGACTACCCGCTCCAGGAGGCCTACTACCTCCGGGGTTTTGGGACCGGCATCCGGCATCGTGGCGCAGCGGCCATCATGAAGGTGAACGCGGCGTCGTACACTCCGCCGACCACCTACGCGATCCAGCCGTAGTAGACCGGAGGGGTGGGTAGGAGGGCTCAAGACCCCCGAGCCACAGTGGACTCCCGCCCACCCCTCCCACTCCGCAGCAATGCCAACGGAAGAAGGTGAGACGTAATGGCCATGAAGATTGATATGGACAAGCCTCTGTCGCCGGAGGCTCGCCAATACCTGCTCGACCGGGGTCGGGCGGATCAGGTGGAGGCCAACGAGGCCAAGCATGGAAAGCAGAGCGGCCTCAGTCGGGCGCAGCGTGACGAGCGTATCGTCGAGCTTCGCGCCGAACTGGAGCGGTTGGAGCACGAGAACGCCCGGGAGGACAACCCGAACGTTGCCAATCCCCTCGCTGGGATCGGTGGTGGCGTCCAGGACAACACCGTGGTCGACGGACAGCGGCCAGAGGGTGCGCCTGAGGCGCAGTCTGACGACTACGAGGACGGCAAGAAGTGGACGGCCGGCAGCCTCCGAGAGGAGGTCGTGCGGCGCAACGAGGAGCGCGTCAAGGACAACCTGGAGCCGTTGGCTACCACCGGAAGCAAGGCCGAGCTTATCGAGCGGCTTCGCCGGGACGACAAGGAAATCCAGGAAGCTCAGTAGGCAACGGGGAGGGAGGAACCTGTCATGGCTGAACCGGGTGACATCGCCTATGTTCGCAACCTAGTCAGCGAGAGCGACAACAGCAACGGATGGACAGACGAGAAGATCGGATTGTTTATTGATGCCGCGTCAAACAACTGGAATGCGGCCGCTGACATCTGGGAAGCCAAGGCAGGTTCCTACTCCACTGCTGTCGACGTCACCGAGAGCGGTTCTAGCCGAAAACTAGGCACCCTGTTTGAGAACGCTATGAAGATGGCTGTCCTATACCGCAAGCGAGGTGTGGAAGAGGAAACCGTAGAGGAAGACCCGAGTGCAGGTGCGCCGTTTACTGTGCCGATCCGGAGGGTGGGTCGGTAATGGGCCTCGCGCCGGGGGAGCTCGCCGCACAACGAGCCGCCACCAAGTGGTATGTAGACGCAGATGCGTTTGACTGCGTGCTGATACGCGCAACGGAGGTGAGCAATGGAGCAGGTGGGTACATCATGCAAGACGTCCCCCTGAATCAACAACGCTTACGCATGAATCCGTTGCAGGACGCCACGACCGAGCGGGTTACGCCAGACGGAAGAAAATTGCGTCCGGCGTATATGCTGATTGGCTATCATGACGCCGATGTGGAGCGGCTCGACAGGTTCTTCAAGGATGGCAGGGAGTATGAGATCGTCTTCCTTGTTGAGAACCAGCAGTACCAAGTGAAAGCGGAGGTGGCTTACGTTGGCTAGCGGCTTCTCCATCGATACTTCCAGCTTCAAGGGTGCCAAGCATTTCAATGACCGGATGGACAGGGCTATCGCCGGCGTCTGTAAGTATTGGGACGGGCCGATTGAGGCTGCCATGAAGTTGGATGCGCCTTGGACTGACCGAACCACCAATGCCCGTAACGGGCTGGCCGCGCAGCACGTAGAGGTGGAGAAGTTTCGACACTGGATCTTGTGCACCCATAGCGTGTTCTACGGGGTGTACCTGGAAACGAAGGATGACGGTAAGTACGCTACTATCCTGCCGACTATCCAGGTGTACGCACCGAAGGTGATGCAGACGCTGACAAAGATCATGGACCGCCTGGACAATCCTACGGGAGGGCCGTAGCCATGAGCTTGCGTCGCATTACCTACGGACTGCTGACCACCAAGCCCGCCCTAACGGCTCTGGTGCCGTTAGGTCAGTGGTACTCGCGCGGAGGTACCCTCGACACGCCTCCTACGCCCTACGTCGTTCTGGCGTGGTTAGGAACCCTGACCACGAGCGGTCGGGCCGTCCCCCAATTGCTAGACGTGTACGTGCATGATCGGGTTGGGGATTACACCAGGATAGACACGGTTCTGGGAGGCCCTCTCCTTGGTGGCGGGATCTACGAGGTGCTCGCCAATACAACGCACTACGCCCATCCAGGAGTGCCGGGAAGCCTTGTGCAGGCAGACTATCTCGGAACAAGCGGGGACCTTACCGACCCCGAAGGCAAGACGGGGTTCATGTTCAGCAGTTGGAAACTACTACCAGGAGGATAGTCATGACGCCGACCAGTAAGGCGAGGCCAGAAGGCACGCCTTCCGAGATGCAAGACCCCGGTGCCACCAAGGCTTCGGAGCCGATGCCGGAGCCGGTCGAGTACGTGGAGTTCGTGGGAACGGAGCCGTACGGGGCGGAGTTCATCACCGCACACACCATCACCCGGAAGCAGGCGAGGGACGCATGGGAGATCACCATTCCGGCGGATCTGGTCTGGACAAAGGACCGGCGCAAGAAGGATCGGATGCTGGTGCCAACGGAGGGCATGTCCCCGGAGCTCGTGGAGTTCCTGGCGGACGATCCGATGTTCAAAGTGGTCACGGAGTAGTCGAACTTCGTTGCCCGGAAGGCATCCTGTTCGGCCTGGTCCTCCCTGGAGGACTGGTAGAAGTGAAGTGTCGTAGCGCTCGCTGCGGTGCCGGGCCGGGAGTGGTGGTGTTGCACAGGTTCTCGGTTGATACCGGGAAGCTAGTAGAGACCAATAGGTACAGGGATCCAGTACAGCAAAGGAGGAACGGCAATGGCACTATCGGACACCCGTCTCCCGTACGGTCTTCGTGATGTCAAGGTGGCGACCCTAACGTCGGCAGGCGTCAAGGGCACGCTCGTGGATCTGCCTAACGCGCAGACCCTGGAATTCACCGAGACCACCAGTACCCAGGAGCTTCGGGGCGACGACAAGATCGTGGCGAACCGCACCACCGTGGTCGCTCGCGGCCGGCGGCATCAACTTCGAGGCGATGGTGGTGATGTTCGGAGGGGTGATCTCCAGCACTGGCATCACTCCAGATCTCAAGAAGCAATGGCGCCGACTGGAGGGGGAATCCTACCCGGACTTCTTCGCGGAGGGGCAGGCAATGAGCGAGTCCGGCGGCGACCATCACACGGTTATCCACCGGGCCAAGGCCACCCAGATGAACGGCACCCACCAGGACCAGGAGTTCTGGATCAGCAACGCCGAAGGTACCGGCATCGGAACCCTGACCGCCGCTAACCTCGGCGCCGTTTGGGACATGGTGGCCAACGAGACCGAAGACCCGATCGCGTAACATCCGGCACTACCAAATCAACTACACACGGACAGGATCACAAGGATGACAAGCTCCGAGCATAACCAGCCCGTCGAGGGTGCGACCACGTTCGGCCAATGGTCAGACGGCACCCCGAAGACCCGAGGAGACGTAGAAGGCGTTTCCGAGGCCTCCAAACCCCTCCCTCCCGCAGTACAGGCGACGGCGATGGCTGCTGCTGAGACCGTGCAGAACCCAGATCAGTACGCGGTAACGGCGTGGGGTCAGTTCGACAAGGACTTCACTTGCCCGAGCGGCCAGCGATGCCGGGTACGGCAACTCCAGTTCCACGAGGTGATGGCTGGCGGGTTGCTGGACACCCTCAACACGCTGCAAGGCGTCGTGAGCAAGGGTGTACGTAAGGGGCAGGGACAGCCGCCTCTAGACGCTATGAAACTGTTGCAAGACAAGAAGACCAGTAAGCAGTTCGCCGATGTCGTGGATCAGGTGGTCTGCATGGTGGTCACCGTCCCGAAGGTGCATCCGCTGCCTGACGATGGCCTTCGCAAGGATGGCGTCGTGTACGTGGACACCATCGGCTTCATGGACAAGATGGAGATCTTCACTGAGGCGTTGGGGGCGGTGAAGGAGCTCGAACGGTTTCGTGGAGAGTCCGTCAAACTGCCTCCAGGCGTGGCAGATGAGCCGGGCGATGAAGTGTCGCCCTAGTGCCGTTTACAACGTCGATGGTCAGCACGGCAGTTATGCCGCGTACTGCTTCGACACGGCTATTGTCGCGTGGGGTACGGCATTTGAAGCGGACGTGCACAAGGCCGTAGAAAGCGCCAAGACGCCACAGGCAAGGCAAGCGGCACAAGGGCGGGTTCTACGCCGCTGGGTAGACGTAGGGGCGGCGGGATATGCCGACCCCGCCCGTAGGTAGGAGGTCGGCAAGTGAGCTACAACCTTGGTACGGCACACGGAAAGATCGACCTGGACTATGAGGGCGGTCGTGAGGCTGCCAAGGCTGAGGAGGACATTGACAAGTTACGGGCAAGTGTTGATAAGTCAGATGACTCTTTCAAGCGTTTTGATGCCAGTGCCAAGAAGCTGAGCTCCACGTTGGGCAAGGTAGCCAAGACAGCGGCTATCATGGGCGCTTCCAGCTTGGCATTGAACGGATCGCTAAACCTGGTAGCCGCCACGATAGCCGGATTGGCGGCTCTAACTCCAGTTGTCGGTGCCGCGCTCGCCGCCCTACCCGCGATCATTCTGGGTGGGGTGGCAGCGCTGGTCATCCTGAAAGCGGCTACGGCTGGTGTTGGCGATGCCCTGAAAGCAGCCGGTGGAGACGTAGAGGCGTTCAACAAAACTCTGGAGAAACTCTCACCGCAAGCACGAGAATTTGCACAGGCTTGGCGAGAGGCTCTTGCAGTTCTCAAACCAGTTCAACAAGCCATTCAGGATGCGTTCTTCAGTGGGCTAGGACCGCTACTGACCACCATTGTGAAGCGGGTTTCCACCCTACGGGCGCAAGCGGTTGGAGTGGCCGCTGCGCTCAACCGAATCGTCAAGAACGTAGCGCAGTGGGGAGCCTCGAACAAGTCAATTGAGAACTTCCGAGTAATCCTTTCGGGGGTTAATGGGTTCCTGTTGCGCATTCAGGACTCCATCGGTCCGGTGATAGCCGCGCTTATCGACATTGGTGCGCAAGCCTCCGTGTTCGGGGATACTCTGGGTGGCAAGGTAGCAAACGCGCTCGCTGCCTTCACCCGGTATCTTCGTGGGGTGGACGTTGCCGCTCTTTTCGAAAGGGCCTCGGTTGTCCTACAGCAACTAGGCGGATTCCTCAGTGACGTATTGACCATCGCTAGAGAACTGTTCTCAGTATTTAATGTGGACGGGGAAAGCGCTCTTGGTGTAATTGGACAGTTGGCCAGCAAGCTCGCCGACTTCCTGGAGTCAGCGGAAGGGCAGGCAGCCCTCCAGGCCATCGGCGAGGCTATGGCGGCTATCTCCGGTGCGGCCGGACAGGTATTCCTAGCCCTGTTGCAAGCGCTGGCGCCGATCCTGGTGGCGCTGGCACCGGGCGTGGCGGAGCTAGCCACTCAATTAGCCGCAGTCCTAGTTCCGGCCATTCAAATAGCCGGACCGTTGCTGGAGAAGTTCGCTCAGTTCCTCAGTGATAACATGGGCTGGATTGGGCCGGTAGCCATTGCGCTCGGTGGGCTGACGGCTGCATACAAGGCATACACCGTTGCGGCTAACCT